TCGCAAGAGAGCAGGTAGTAAATGACCCCGACTTACCCTGCCTAATCTCTGGATCGTTACCCAAATTTCCGACCAAGATGGCCTTGTTGATTCCTTTACTCATCAATTGTCTCCAATAACTTTTTCACGTTGCTTTTCTGACTGTCAGTCAAACGACCCCACACCACGTTTTTCTCGTACTCTGTGAAATCACTAACCAGGTCATAGACCTTGTTTGCGTCTTCCTCCTCTACTCCCTCCCGAATGAAATTTACGTACTCATCAAACTGCGCCTCCGCATCGGCAAGTGTTGTACGCCATTGCTGTTTGAATTTTGTCTTCTCACCTGCTGGGGCACCGTTAAATGCATCATCGCGAGCCTCATCGTCAAGACTCTTCACAAACTCGTGAAACCTCACAGGAAGGTCCATGACGTCCATAGCGGCTTTGTAAGGGGGTATGTACTCCTCGGGCGGTAAATCCTCACCACGGTAAACGTAGAGCCCCAGACCGTGCATACTGATGGCCTTTGCGAAACATCTCTGCATTGAGGTATTAATTTGAAAAACCGTTGGATTCTTGACAGGGCTATTTCGGTGATCGAGTACAGGCAGATGAGCCTTCAATGATTTGCCACCGACAGTGACGGTGCAGAACACCATTATCTCGCCGTTCGGGCGTTCCACCCAATCATGATGCTCGTAAGTCGCGTCGGGGTACTTTTCGCACAGGATATGCCATGCAGACGCCCAGCTTATGTAGGACAGATTACCTTTCTTCTCAATGAACTCAGAGCAATCAATCTGAGCTAGTTCAGTGTACTTATGCATATGCCTCCTCCCGTAAAGCATCATTCCAGCGTGTGTTTTCTTCTATGAGGCAGTCGAGCAGTATTGCCTGCGCCGCTCGCCACATGGCTTCCCGTGTCTTCACGTATAGCGGCTCATTGCGCTCTGGATTGAATACCTCGCTCACGTACTCGGCTACAAAGTTGTCAGCCCATACAGCCTCAGAGATCAGCTCAGTGAAAGCGTGGTCCTCAATCAACCAAAGCACGAGATCTCCGCGGGTTCTGGTGCAGCTTATGTCGTTGACCTCATCGATCCACCCAGGGAATCGCGTATTTATGTCTTCCATATCAATCATAGTTTTGCCTTTGCTCTTAGATAGTGAGTCAGTGAGTTGTACTTTGACTCTGGCTGACTAAAGGTTTCTTCTTCAAGATCGCACCCGATTAATGGCTCGGGAATTTCACAGTGCAACTTGAACCTCTCATTCAATTCACCCTGAAATCCAACATCGACCCTAGGGGTGTGAAGGGCGCCGCGCTTGTGTTGTCGCTCCTCCCATTTTTCTCTTCGCTCTTTTGCCTCCTTCCGAAGTCGTTGCTCTTCGTTGTGTTCCTCCCAATGATCTAGCCACGCCAATGAGTTTCTTTGGTAAGCTTTTTCCTTCGCTGGATTATCGATCATTACTTGTCGTAAAGATTCGAGGTCAGAGCCTAAGCGCTTCATTTCCTCCTTTCTGATACGATCGAACAGTTCAGTGTCTAACAACATCCTCGCTCACTCCTTGATGACTGCCTATCATCAGCTCATCGTAAAGATCTTCCTTTATGTATTCCCAAGTAGCGTTTACATACATCTCATAAAGGCGACCTGGATGATCATCACGAAAAGCTTCCCAGATCCAAGCCGTGTAATACTCGACTAATGATGGCGGCAAAATGTCCTGCTCCATGCCTGGGCGACGATTGAGAAGCCACAGGATGAGATCACCTTTCACCTCGCGGCTATGGATGACATCAAGTCCATGGTCCTGCCAATCAGGATAGACGTTGGTGAGGGTCTGGAGTAAATCCTTCCCTGATGCTTCTATTATTTTCATAACCCCTCCTTGTTATCATTGGGTGATAACAGAATAGGTTACATAGAAGGGAAGGTCAAGAGGTAGAGGGGTAACGTCCTGTGCGGATCATTTCTGTAACTTCATCGGCACGATTACCAACTTGCTTGGCCCATCGTGAATCCATGAATTCTTCAGCAGCATTTATATAGTCACCGCGCTCCATAGCAGACAGAGCGTTTTTAAAGCCCATGAGCCTAGTCATGCCAAGGTTGAAGAGCAGGTTAGTCAATGCATCTTGTCGTACAGGGTCTAAATCGACAAACCAAGAAAACGCCAACAACTCTGCCTTACAGCGCTTGATGTCATTCTCTAGAAGGTAATCGATCTCATCATCAGAGAGCCCAAGAGACCCCTCCTCAATGCATCGGCCAACACCGATTGTGGCAAGCCCAGAAGTACATCGGTAGAAGTGACTGCGCACTCCCTCGTGAATACGTAGTTGATCAGATAGCTTGCTCATTTGCCCCCCGACTTACTGGCGCCAAAGTAAAAACTCACCACAGAAGACACGATGCCCCCGAGATAGCCCAACACCAGGTTAACGACATTGAGGTCGTTTTCATCAGCAGGCTGAAGAGTAACGAGAAACACATAGCCACCAAATAACATAACGGACACAAGTGCGATGGCGCGAGCTGTCCAATCTTCTGAGAATGAGTCTCTGGCATGTTGGATATCCTTCGTTTCTAACGCAAATACATCCAAGTCTATTTCAGCCATCCTAACCTCAAAGTCAAGTTCGGCCTTCTTAATCTCCGTCAGTTGCTCAGGGGTTGCCTGCTGAAGGGCTTTCTCAATCTTCTGAGGCGTTGGGTCGCAACCTAATACGTCAGCAAGCATAGTTGCCGCAGCGCCACCCACAGGCCCACCAAGAGCCGCTCCAAGGGTAGGTGCTAAGTCTCCGATCAAACCTTTAATTGCATCAAACTTCATCTCAAATACTCCGCCGCTCCTAAAGCCGCAATGATGAATGGGTACATAGCCATGATCATGCGCTCTAATTTATTGAATCGTTCACCGCCCTGATCGAGACGCTTCTCAATCATCTCGCGCATTAACTTACATTCTGCTTCATGTATCTCAATGCGCTTGAGCGCCTCTTCTGCTGTGTTCATCACTTATCCGCCAGTGGGTTGTCTAATGCCTTCTGGACTAGCGCCTCTAACCGCTCTTCCAACTCTTTCATGTCTTGATCTTGTGACGTGCGTAATTGCTCACGTCTCGTTTCAAACCGCTCATCAGCGGAATCTATCATTTCTCTCGTGTCTTTCTGTACAGCATCCATAGCATCGCGCATCTCGCGAGTGCTACTTCGAACCAAATCCTCAGTACGGTCTGCCTGCTGTTCAATCCTAATTATATCATCGCGCAAACCGTTCTTGATGTCCCGTGCATAGTCCACTGCTTCAGTGACCTTCGCATCCATAACTTCCATTTGCTGTTGATAAGCACCAAGGTCTAAACCTGCTATCTCTTCTATCTTTTGATACATGAGAAACCCAGCGTATAGCGTACCCAGGATACTACTCAGCCCCATCACAGCCGCTATGCGAGCGCCCCAAGACATACCCTTTACATGCTTTGCCGCAGCCTTTACGTGATCGTCAATGTTCTCCAAGTCTTCCATTAGTTCTCAAAGCCGCCTTCACCTGTCTGTAAACTTTGCAGATTGCGTAACTCTGCGCGTAAACGCTGTACCTCTAGCCGCTCTTTCTCCAGCAGCAACTGGTACAAGGTGTTGCAGTTAATGCGCTCTTCTGGCCCATCTAGCGGTATAACAATGCGCGCATAAACACCCACATCCTTGCGCTCTGGATACATGGGATCTGGTCTATCGAATGGCCCAGAGGCATCGTTGATGATCCCAGTAACACCGAACTCTAAGTTCATGCCGCCACCCACAGCGTTCTGACAATCCATGTCACCTTTACGAATCTTGTCAGACTGATAGCTTGTAGGCCCGCTAGGCAATTGTAAGTTCAAAGAGCTGTTCTGTGCGCTTGCGTGAGCACATAAAAACAACATGATCACAGCAAAGCGTTTCACCGTGACACCTCCGAAAAGCGAGAACAGATTCTGGATGCGACCATTGCACCGTTAGCGCTGTTCCCTCTTAGCTTTGACCTGGAGCAAATGTACTCCGCACGATCAGCGTCATCGGCTAAGACGTACACATCAAACTTAAGTTGCTCTAAATACTGCAAGCGTATCACTCGATAACCAGTAACGAATGACACAGGCTCAAAGTCCTCATCGAACACACCTATCTCGTAATATTCAACATCCCGACGCTTGTTAAACAAGTGCATCTGAGTCTGCAAAACGCCCGACACATAAGATGGACGTAGCACAGGATGCGACGGCAGCATCTCATGCGAGCAAACTACGCTACTCCAAAGGCAAGCTATTACTACAACCACTTGCCTCATTAGTTAGCGATGCACTCCGCAACAACCACAGCGCGATACTCACCCGCAGGGTAAGCCTTACCATAGCCATACTCAGCAAGACTGGTTACGCTGAACCAAGTCGTGCCAGCAGTGTGTAAGTCGTACTCTGTCGTGTACTCATACGTCACAGCGTTAGATTCATAATCCGCCATAAGACTATCTGACACCTCTTTGACTGCGGATGAACCTTCCCAGAAAACGGTATCAGTAAGTGTAGGCGATGAGGAAAAGCTGTTAGGCGCAACAATGCGCGCTGTATAGGATCCCCCCAATGCCACGTCATAGCGGATGATAGGCTCGACACCGCCATCCGCCGTCTCTGTGCTTAACTTGCCAGCAATCGGGTTTCCGTAAACACCTGTAGTGTCAGTGTTGATGACACACTTGGATTCTACATTGCCCATAATGATGGCCTCTTCTGCAATGGCTCCTGCACATGCAAGTACCATAGCACTGGCTAATATTTTAGATTTCATTGTTTTCCCCTTACTTTTCATATTGGCTGTTGACCATTTTCTCATGAAGAATCTGTTGCGCCAGCCCATTACGAAGGCCAGCCTTATTGTCAGGCATATCACTCACAGGAAGTCTTAACGTCTCAGGGTAAGTACCACCCCGAATGTCAGCACGGTAGTATGGATTCAGACTTTCTATCCGACTCATGCTAATAAGCATGGCATCTTGTGTTGCCGCCGCTGCCATCGTCAATGCGTTCTCAGTCGCCGCTAGAGCCGCTTCTAATCGCTCATCAGGGCTTTCCTTAACTTCCCTTTGACGTTTCCTATCTCTGTCGTACAACTCAGGATCTGTCTCATCTGTCGCATCGAGTACAGCCTGATCCTCTAGCGCATCATAGATATCAATAGCATCTATCTCTGGTAACTCAACAGGAGGCACATAGCCTGGACAAGAGGGGTCAGATTGGGCGTCGTAACAAACATCAATCTGATAGGTGTATACAACATTAGGATCTTCAACAGACCCCGTGCCCTCTACTTCGATAGAACCGTCACCCCATGCACTGATCGGTATGTTGTTAACCGATATCAGCTTGTTGATCGTCTCACTAGGTAAACCAGACCAATCATCGACCTCGCGAAAGATATAACCATCACCTTCGGCATTCTCGTTCTGGACGTAGACGATCATGTCGTCTTCTGTCTCTTTGATCGCTGTGTATTGATAGATGACACCATTCACGGACAGACCCGCAGCGTCAGGTAGCACTTGGGACATTACCCAATTGACCCCATTCTGCGCCGCATTGCCTGTTGCCCCGTAGGTAATCGGGTTAGATAAGCAGTAATGCGAGTAGAACACCAAAGAAGCCAGAAGCCCCAGCGATCTCCCGTTCATCCAAACTCTCCACACCTGTCTTTACTTCAAGCTCTTGCTGATTCGCTGTGTCGGTTTCCCAGGCAAGCTTCGCCGCGTCACCAATCAATCCGTCGTACGGGCAGGGTGTACCAGCGTTCATCATTGCCTTAAATACCCTTTCATCTTGGCACATCACACTTACAGCAGCGACCTTCATGCCCATGTCGTAGAGCACCTTAGCGTTCTTCAGCTTTTCGCAGTTCATATCTCTGACAGTAGAACCAGCGGATATGCCAAGGATCTGCGTTTGAACAGCACCAGCGACACCCACGGTACAAAGATCTGAATTGCTGTTAGATATAATTTGAGGGGCTATTGCGGTAGGAGGGGGCGACTCTACCCTAGTAGTCATGTCGCCATTGGTTGTTACGGTGCTAGTCGTCGTGGACTCAGTAACAATAGGCTCTTGTGCACTCACTGCGAACGGCAGCAATGTCAGTAAAAACAATCCCTGCCATTTTATGCTCATCTGCCGTCCCTTACGTAAAGTCCCTGCCCTTCCATTTTACGGGTAAAGTCTCTTGCGACTCTTCGATAACTTCGTAATCGCCATCATGAATTTGGTGCGTAATATTCGCTGCTAACAATCGATATATGGAATCTCTTGTAGTCACTAGCTCATCGATCTGTCGATTAATACTTTCGATTTTGCGATGCCAATACTCTCGATCATCTACAGCCATACACGCTTAGGCGCTTCGGGCGTAACACCGTGTGTCTCATCCAAAGCCTCTACAGTCTCACGCATAGCATCACCGACTAAACGCATATTAACGTGCCAGCCTGCCATTGCTTGCATCTCTGGGTACTCGTTGCCCTCGTCGTCAGTCAGCGTGTTGCCTGTGGGCTCGTGTAGTACGCCTACAACGTCGATAGCGTAGTCATGGCTATGAGCTACTAGGTAGGGATCACCGTCCACTGTCTGCGTTTCTACGCCTTCCTCGTCCACGTTAGTCACGTAGTCCTGTCGGTAGAAGTCAGCCAGTACAGTAGGCATATCTGACTCAGCACTAAGACGTAAATAGAAGTCTACTTTCGGTGCGTCGATTACTTCTTCGATTACTTCTTCTGTCATGATGTGATTTCCTGTAGTTGTGCGTTAGTCAGCTTGCGTGGATAGTATTTGATTGATTTGATGTGGCCGCTGATGTTGTCAGTGCCAGAGTTTGCCGCACCACCAATCTTAAAGACGTTTCGGGGGTTAGCAGTTGGCAAAATGTCTATGTCAGAATAAGCAATCACTGAGTCACCGTCGTCAGTCATCCCAAAGTCATTTCTAGCCCAACCGAGCGCGACATTTGACTGCACAGAGCCACCTGTATTAGTTTTTAGAGTGCCACCAACGCCGACACCATTTGTATTAACACCCCCTGCTAAATTGCCGTTGCCTTCCGCGATGTAAATATTTATACGATCCGCAGATGATGAGTTATTACCTATCTCCCATACTCTAGGGAAGCCACTTCCACCGTCCTCATAGTTTATATTAAACTCGCAAACGACTGTGCCTTCAGCTTTGTTATAACCGAAGTCGTCAGTGTCTATAGACGCTACGTCGGCAGAGCGTGTTGCTGTGCTTCCTGTAGTCTTGATGTAGCTGGTGGGGAATGAGCCAGCTTCTAGTTGAGCGCCCCAGATGTAGATGCCGCTAGTACCGTCACCTGCAAAAGTTGCTTGTTGGTTAGGATATATATAATGCCATACAGTAGAGGCAGTAGCTTCGCCTGTTAGGGTACATCGGTACCAGCCATTACCTACATTAGTTATTGTCGCCGATGACTGATTCGCTGTTTCTGCGGACAAATCAAAATTTGTAATTGGCGCGTTAGTGCCTACCATCCGAAGACTGCACGTTGTATAGCCTGCCGCCTTAACGTAAACCGATATTGTGTAGTCATTGCCTACTGTTTGCCCCGCCACGGCGTGACGAATCCAATGCAAATTAGACGATGTAGTGCTTGGAACAATTAAGTCTGCTGTAATCGTGCCATTGGGTGCGGCTATGGCGTTAGACGTAGAGCCAGAGCCAAACGCAAGCATTTCACTAGAAAACCAATTGGAATCGGTAAAGTCCTCACTT